TATCGGGCACCGTCGCACTATGCGGTCGGCTCGTCGCTCATGTACGCCAGGTCGTGGTGGAAAGATCACCGGTTTCCGCCGGCCATGGTGGGCGAGGACAACTCGTTCGTAATGGCGGCCAGGCGGACGATAGCGACGCAAAGCGGCCTCGGATATCTCACATGCCGCGTGCACTCCGGAAATACGAGCCCCAAGGTCATTGATGCGCGGTGGGAGGAGATCCCATGGCCCTGTCGGTGATCATCCCATCCCGTCGCGCTGCGAACCTGCTGGCGTGCGTGGCCGCCATCCGGGCGCACGACCCTGATTGCGGTCGAATCCTCGTGGTCGATGACGGAGCGCGTGAGGGAGTTGAGCGGCGACGCATCGGCCTCGGTGTCGAGTGGGTCGACGCCGGAGGCCAGCCGTTTATGTTCGCGCGCGCAGTCAACCATGGTATTGCAGCGGCCGGCGACGATGACGTGATCCTGCTCAATGATGACGCCGAGTTGCTCACACGGCGAGGTTTCACTCAACTGGCGGCGCGAGCACGTGAGGAAGGGTGGTGGGTGCTCGCTGCCGGCGTGCGCGGTGACGTGGGAAACCGTGCTCAGGCGTGGCGAGGGCGGCACGCGCCAATTGAGCTCGAGCAAGTGTGCTTCGTCTGCGTGTTCATCGCGCGCGCTGCAATCCGCTGTGTGGGGCTGCTTGACGAGAGATTTGTCGGCTATGGGTTTGACGATGACGATTACTGCCGGCGGGTGCGTATGGCCGGCGGACGCGTCGGAGTCTGGGACGGCTGTGTAGTACGGCATGGACGTCTGCCGCACACGTACTCGCGGACAAGAGACCAGTTCATGCTTGCGCAACGGCTGTTCCGCGAGAAATGGGAAAGGGAGGTGGCGAATGCGAGCCCGCAAGCTTAGCGCGAATAAAGCAGCGGCGCAGGAGCGTGCCTGTTGGATGCGGAAGCTGGCGCGGCTGCGCCGGCGCGTCGAGGCGGGCGAGATAGCTGCGGTGGATGCGCTGCGATATCTCGCAGAGTGGGGGCGTGAGAGGGCGCAACGGACGTCGGCGCGGCCCGGCGGCTTGGGGCGTCGATGAGACTGGTCGGACTAATGCGCGTGCGCAACGAGGCGCGCTGGATAGAGCGCACAGCAGGCGCACTCGCGCGCGAATGCGATGCGGTCGTCGTTTTCGACGACCACTCCGATGACGGCACGCCGGAGATCGCGCGTTCCGTCGGCGCGACCGTGGTCCCGTCGCCATTCCGTGGCATTGACGAGGCGCGCGACAAGGATCACCTACTGAGAGAGGCTGAGCGCGTCATAGCCGAGCGCGGCGGCGGGGAATGGTGGGCAGTGATGATGGACGGCGATGAGGAGCTCGAGCATGGCGGCGGCGAGATCATTCGCGCCGCGGTAGAGAGCGGCCGCGCGACCGCCTACACCGTGCAGATCATGTACCTCTGGAACGATGCCGAGACTTTGCGCGTGGACGGAATTTATGGGCGCTTTCACCGGCCCTCGGTATTCCGCATGCGCGATGGTCTGCGCTTCCGCCGCACGGGGCGGCCTGGCAATCTGCACTGCGGCAGCGTTCCACTCGAGGCCATCGCGCGCATCCGCCCGTCCGGTGCGCGCGCATGGCACTACGGATACATGCTGCGCGAGGATCGCCTGCGCAAGTGGCAATACTATACGCGCTTCGACCCGCGCAACTATGCGGAGGACTGCTACCGACATATCGTGCAGGGTGATGTCCCCGATGTTCCGGCGGAGGCGAAGCTGAAGCACGCCGGCCCGCTGCGGCTCGTGCGTTTGTCGGAGGCACAGGGTGCGAGCGGGTCGGCTGCGTAGCTACATCGTGATCGAGCGGCCGGTGTACGGCGCACAGAACGCGGCCGGTGAGCCCGAGGTGGCATGGCAAGTGTTCGCCCGCGGCTGGGCCGCACAGGAGGCGCCGACATCACGCGCGATGGCGGCTGCAGCCCAGCGCTGGGCCAATGTGCGCATGGTAGTGCGGATGCGCTACGTGGACGGCATCGAGCCAGGGATGCGCGCGACGATTGGTGATCGTCGTTACCTGATTGCCGACGCGGCTGACCCGGACGGGTACCTCCGCGAGGTGCTCATCACGCTGAGGGACTTGCGATGACTGCCACGGAGTGGGTGCAGAGCGCGCTGACTGGCTATGCGCCGCTGGTTGCGGTCGTGCCATCTGCCCGGATTCGTGCCGCCGGCCCGTGGCGCGCGATGGAGCCACCGTACATCGTGCATCGCCCAGTCGCCGACGAGTATATCCCGACGCATCAGGGCCACGCGTCACCGATCGCCCGCTTCTACCAGATCTCGGTATTCGCGCGCACCATCTCGGAGGCGCTCGCGATCGCTCGTCTGGTGGCCGGTGCACTGGCAGCTGGCGCCGCGGGCGGTGCTGCAATCCTCGGTGGTATGCGATACATCCCGGAAGAGCAGATGCTCGAGCGTGACATTGAGCCGCTCGTGCATCTCGCAATTGATGCAACGGTCCAGGTGGAGTGAGCGATGATCACGACGACGATATACGGCATCGGCAAGCTGCGTAACGTGTTCCTCGAGATGCCGGCGAAGTTGACATCGCCACAGGCGATGGACTTATACAAGCGCGCCGGGAAGGTCGTGCGCGACCGTGCGCGCCAGCTTTGCCCGTACGATCCTAAGCGCAAACGCGGGGCGCACTTGCGCGATGCAATATTCGTTGACGCTCGCTATCGCGGCAAGCCGTCCGTCCTAGTCGGCGTGAACTACCGGCTAGCTCCGCATGCGCACCTGGTCGAGTACGGCACGGTACGCTGGGCCGGCAAACCGTTCTTCCGTCCGGCCGTGGCGCAAACCGCAAGCACCGTACGCGCGATGTTGCGCCAGGGCATCGCTGAAATCATCGCAAAGCAAACCATGAAAGGAGGTATCGCAGAATGACTGGAGGAGTTCTCGCGAACGGCACGAAGGTCGCCTACTCTCTCACTTCTCCCGTGAGTTGGGTCAAAATCACCCAGCTGCTGACGGCAAATCTGGACTACGATGCCGCGGAGGTCGACGTGACCACCCACGGCGACGCGAGACGAAAGTCCATCCCGGGCCTCCCTAGCGCCCCGCGTTTGACGGTTCGGGCTCTGGCCGATCTGGATCCGACATCGACACCGTGGGTAGATGATCTGTTCGACCTCGAGGAGTCGAAAGCGGACGCATGGTGGCGCGTGGAGTACCCGACCAAGCGCGACGGCACGCAGTTCCGCGGCCGTGAGTTCCAGGGCCGGGTGCTGAAGTGCAATCCGCTGTCTGGCGACCCGAACGACCGGCTCGAGCTGGAACTCATCGTGACGGTGACGAGTGACATTCACTGGGACGTGACCGCCGGTCCATCTCAGATTTCGTGAGGAGGAAGGCGATGATCGAGCTGCGGGCAATCGATGCTGTGCCAGTGCGTCTGCCTGATGGACGGACGCTGCACTTCCGTATGACGTGGGCGTCCATCCGCAGAGCATCGCAGGCACTCGGCAAATCTGCAAGCGAGCTGATCAAAAGTGAGGAGCTGGACATCGATGATGCTATACGGTTGATTTACGAATCTATGCAGGAGCGCGACCAGATTAAGTTCGACGAGTTCTGCGAAACCATCACGGCAGCAAATCTTGGCGATCTGGCCAGACTCGCGCAACTGCTCTCTGGTAGGGATGAACAGGGAAACGGATTGAGCGCGAGTGGCTGAACCTCTGGGCGATCGCCCGCTTGGACCTCGGCCTCAGCGATGAAGAGTTCTGGAACATGACGCCGATCGAATTTCACGCGCTCGTCGAGAGGCTCCGCTCGCGCATACCGATGTCCGATGATGAGCGCCGGCGCGCAATCGCACAGTTCCGAGAGCGTCGTGCCGCGATGCGGAGGTAGCTCGTGCCACTGTCCGACCTAGTCATCCGAGTTGGCGCAGACATTGAGAACTTCAAGGCCGGTATGGCAGCAGTGTCTGCCGAGCTCGGAAGGATCGAGTCAGCGGCCAACAGACTCACCGCCGGCATGCGGCGATTCGGTGAGTCGCTCTCATCCGTCGGGGCGACCCTATCCGTAGGCATCACAGCGCCACTGTCGGCGTTCGCGCTCGCATCCGGCAAGGCGGCCGCTGACCTCGATGCGCTCAGACGCGGGCTTCAGGCTGTGGCCGGCAGCGCATCGGAGGCGGCAAAGCAGCTCGCAGTCGCGGCCGAGCTTGCGAAGCTGCCCGGCCTCGGCTTTCGCGAGGCCGTGCAGGCCCTCATTCAGCTCCAGGCCGGCGGCTTCCAGTTCCAAGAAGCTGCGCGCATCATCCGCGAGTTCGGAAATGCCCTGGCGCTCGTAGGGCGCGGGCGCGAAGATCTGAACGAGGTAATCCGCCAGCTCACGCAGCTCGCTGCTCGAGGCAAGGTCACCGCCGACAATTTGAAGCCGATCATCGAGCGCGTTCCGCAGGTCGCACAGATCATCCGCAAAGAATTCGGCACGCTCGACACTGAAGTGCTGCAAAAAATGGGAGTCTCTGCGCAGCGCTTCATCGACGTGCTGGTGCGCGGACTCAGCGACCTACCACGTGTCACTGGCGGCATCCGCAACGATTTCGAGAATCTCCGCGATGCGATGGAGCGCTCGCTCGCACGCGTCGGCGAAGTGATGATGCCTCTGTTCCGCTCGCTCCTCCAGGCTGCTGAATATCTGGTTGAGCATCTGCGTGGTGTAGCAGAGGCATTCTCCAGCCTGCCTGTAGGCGTGCAAGCAGCCGTACTTGCACTTGGTGCATTTTCCGCGGCGATCGGACCCATCGCGTTTGGCATCGGCCAAACCATCACCGCGATCGCGCAGCTGACAAAAGCCGCCACCAGCATTTATGGTGCGCTCGCAGCCGCGACGGAAGCCGTGATCAAATTTGGGCAGTCGATGATCGTTGCGGCGCAAACGCAGATGGCGGTGGGCGGAGTCAAGGCGCTCGA